GCAGTACTCGCGCGCCAACCAGGACGGCACCACCGAGACTATCAATGCCGGCACCTGCATCCCGTCGGCCGCCGTCAACGTCACGGTCTCCGCTGGCACCACCAACTCGGTCGTTGCGACAGTGACCCCGGGCCGCGGCATGTATGGCTACGCATGGTTCGCCGGCCCAGTCGGCAGCGAGCGCTTCTACGCCGTCACCAGCGCCTCGAAGGTGACAATCACACTGCCGTCGACCACGAACCAGCTGGCGAGCACGCTGGTCGCGGCCGATTACAGCAACGACACGCTGATCCACGATGGACTGCTCGGCATCATCGGCAACCCGGCTTACAACAGCTACTACAAAGCAGTTGTCGGCGGCGCGACGCTGACCCCGGACGGCGCCGGCGGGATCGTCGAATTCGACGACGCGCTGCAGTATTTCTATGACGTGCTGCGGCTCGTCCCGACGCGCATCCTGGTTGGCTCGCAGGAAGTGCGGACCATCAAGCATATCATTACCCAGGCAGGCTCCGCCGTGTCGCTGGGCCGGTTCAACTTCACCATGAACCAGGGCCAGATCGTCGGCGGCGCGATGGCGCGCGGCTACCTCAACTGCTTCGGCGATCAGCGTGAAATCCCGATCGAGCAGCATCCGTTCATGGTCAACGGAACCGTCCTGTTCCTGACCGACGAACTGCCCTACGAGATGAACAACGTGTCGAACGTGATGCAGATCCTGACCCGTCAGGATTACTGGCAGAACGAGTGGCCGATGATCACCCGCGCCCGCCAGTTCGGCGTCTACACCGACCAGGTTCTGCAACACTATTTCCCGCCTTCGATGGGAATCATCACGAACCTTTCCGCGGGCTAAGGGTCTTGAGACCGGGGGAGCCGGGCAACCGTTCCCCCGTCGTTTTACGGAGAGGATTTCATGCGATATAAACTGCCCGACGGCATCAGCGCGATCGCGGCCGGTGCCTTCCAATTTGTCGCGGACGCATTCGGCCATATCGAGGTTGGTGACGACGTTCCGCCGGATGTGCACGCCAAGCTGCACGACCGCTATCAACACGCCCTGACGCCGGTGCCGGCCGCAGCTCCAGCGGTGGTTCCCGAGCCGGTTCCGGCTGTTGTCCCAGCGGCGGCTGCCGACGCTGCGGAGCCGGAAAGCGACGACGCCGGCGACGACGCGGCGAAGCCAGCCCGCAAGCGGCGCAATGCCTGATCTCACCGACATCGGTGCAGCCAAAGCGTGGCTGAATATCGATCCGACGGACACCACGCGCGACGAACTGCTGCAAAGCCTGGTGACCGCCGCCTCGGAAGAGGCGATCAAGGTCATGGGGCGCGATCCGGCGCGCCGCGCGCGCTCCGTGATCGTCGACGGTTATGGCGGCACGGCGCTGCCGATGAACCATTTCCCGATCTCGGCCGTCGAGAGCGTCACCATCAACCCGCAGAACGGCGCGCAGCCGCTGCCGGCGTCCGATTACTTCTTCGACGACAACCTGATCTACTTGCGCCACGGCACGTTCCCGTTAGGTAAGCGCAACGTCGGTATCAGCTACACCGCGGGCCTGGCGTTTGTCCCGGCGAGCATCCAGCTCGCCGTGCACTACACCATCAAGGCGTTCTGGGACGCGCGGCTGACCGATATGAATTCCGTCGCTGAATCCTTCGAAGGTGTCGGCGGTGCGGGGTTCTGGCCGAGCGGCCCGGGTGCGGTCCCGCCCCAGGCCGTCAATCTGCTGATGCGCTTCTACAACCCGGTGCGGGTCTGATGATGGCGGTCGCGCAGGCGCGGGAGCATAATTGTGTTTCGTCGGACGGGCCGCCCACAGTTCTGGCGGTCGCGCAGGCGCGGGAGCATATCATCCGGCAGACCACCCGCGCCGAGCAGGCCGAGACCCGCGAACTGGCCGCGAGGCGTGAAATCGTCAGCCTCAGGCGCGAGGTAGAGCGGCTGAACCAGGAACTCGCCGAGCTGCAAAAATGACCACCGGCGACGACACGATTGTCCGGCGCTACGCCGACGCGATGCAGCGGCGCGGCGCCCAGATCGTGCTGCGCCGGGTGACCTACATCAACGGCGTGCTGCCGAACCCGCCGATCCTGGCGAATGCGGCGCTTGACGGTCCGGTCGCGGCCGGCGCCACCACCATCGCCATCCGCGCGGAACAGGCGGACGGACGGATCCTGGCGGGCGACGTGCTGAAACTCGGCACGCTGGGTTCCGGTATTGTCGCTGCTACGGCAACTGCGCAAGCGCCGGGTTTCGATCCCGCCAACCCGACGGTGCCGGGTTTTGCGAGCGTGCGGCTGGCGCAGCCGCTCGCCGCCGCGATCCCCGACGGCACGCCGATCACGGCTACCTGGGCGGCGGATCAGTTGGTCTGGATCACCGAAACGAACTTTACCCTGCTGCAGACCAACAGCCAGATCCTCGCCGGCGATCTGAATGTGCAGATGGCGGCGTTCGGCGTGGCCCAGCCAAACGCGGTGGATCACCTCATCATCAACGGGTTCACCCGTTCCATCGTCAACGTCGCCCGCTCCACGCTGCGCGGCCAGACCGTGGCCTGGATCCTGCAGGCGCGCTGATGTCCGAGAGCTTTTCCCTCGAGGTCGAGAGGTGGGTGATCAAGGCCAAGGACCTCGCCGACGCGGCGTTCCAGGCCACCGCCATGGATACCGTCAATACCGTCAAATCCTACACCCCGGTGCGCACCGGGTTCCTGCGCGCCAACTGGACGGTGGTGAAGAACAACGACGAGATCCCGGTGCCGGCGCGCGTGCAGACGCCCGAGAAGACGATCGCCACGCTGCGGCTTGGCGATCGGCTGCTGATCGTCAACCCCGTGGTCTACGCGGCCAGGGTCGAGTTCGGCTTCGTCGGCACCGATAAACTCGGACGTCACTACAATCAGGTCGGTGCCGGGATGATGCAGCGGACCATGGACCAGCTGCCCGAAATCGCCCGCGCCGCGACCGAGCGCGTCATGCAAGGCGGGGCCGCCCTGCCGCCGCCTGTCGAGGACAACGGCTAATGCTCCAGCTTTCCCAGGCCGCAGTGGCCGACGCCCTCGACCAGCAACTCCTCCCCTTCACCGCCGGCGGCGACATCAACCTGGAAGGCACCCCGTATATCCCGCAGGCCGGGCAGCCCTACATCGCGTCCCGGCTCTCCTCGTATAACCGCAGCCCGCTTGGCGTCGGCCCGGACACGGCGTTCGCGGCGCTTGGCACCTACCAGCTGTCCGTCAACCGGCCGGCGATCGGCGGCCTGGCGCTGGGCCGGGCGATCGCGGCGCGCCTGGTGCTGCTGTTCGCCCGCGGCACGGCGCTGACCCTGGTGAGCGGACAGGTCCTGACCATCGAGAACGCCACCGAGCAGCCCATCATCGCCGCCGGCGACTGGATTACCATCCCGGTCACCGTCAACTGGTACGTCACCGGATAGCGGTGCGACAGGGCCGCGCTGGCGGCCGCGCACGCGGCTGGACCGCGTGACCAGCGCCGTTGACGGGGTCATCTCTCACAGGAGCTGGTCCGGATGGCGTCTCCCCTAGTTTTCGCACGAGGCATTGCCCGGCAAATCACGCTGGCGCCCGAAACGTCTTACGGCGTGCTCGCCAGCGGTCCGGGGCAGACCATGCGGCGGACGTCGTTCACCATGGACAACAACCCGCCCGAGATTCAGTCGACCGAAATCACCCCTGATTCGCAGGCTGTCGACGCCCACCTGGGCGTGCCGGCGCTGCAGTCCTCGCTGGCCGGCCAGTTAAGCCCAGGCACCTACAAATCGCTGTTCGAGGCGCTCCTGCGTGGCACCTGGACGGCCGGCGTCAGCCTCACCGGCGTGACCGACACCAGCCTCGCCATCGATCCCGTCACCGGCCTGCTCAGCCTCGGATCGAACCTCAGCAACTTTTTCACCACCGGCTTCAAAAAGGGCGACGTCGTGCGCCTGTCCGGCCTGATCGCTCCCGCCGTCGCGATGAATGGCATCAACCTGCGCACGGTGAACGTGGCGGCGCACCTGCTGACATTCGCGCCCAACGCCGCCGCCGTCGCCTGGACGACCGGGCAAACCAGCGTCGGCATCGCCGTCGCCGGCAAGAAGCTGATGGCTCCGCTCGCGGCGCTGCAGGTCGACCGCTCGTTCTCGATCGAGGACTGGGCCCCCGAGCTGTCGGTCTCCCTGACCGGCCTCGGCATCAAGCCAACCTCGATCGCGCTCAATACGCAGCCCAACGGTTGGACCAATTTCCAGTGCTCGCTGGTCGGCAAGACATCGCAATCGGCCGGCGCCCAGGTATTCACGACGCCCGTGGCTCCCAGCACAGCCGGCGGCGTGCGTGGCGCGGCCGGATCGATCACCTACGCCGGCACCGACCTGGCCTACGTCACCAGCTTCAACCTGCAATTGACCGCCGCGGCGCAGCCGGTGCCGGCGATCGGCAGCATCGACGGCGCGCCAAACATTTTCATGGGTGCGATCGGCGTGCGCGGCACGCTGCAGGCGCTGTCCACCAACGACACGATGCTGGCGGATTTCATCAACGAAAACGAGGTCGAAACCGCACTGTTCCTGCCGGTCTCGGCGGCGGCAGGAGCGGATTTCCTGTCGGTCTACAT